ATACTAGTAACAGTGATCAGAGCATCATTTACACCATCTGCTCCGCCTAGTTGGCTTCCGGGCACTAGGATCAATGCTTTGGCTGTATAGCCCGTACCGCCCTTGACAATACCGGTAATTGTATAAGTTCCGCCGCTTTTACTGATCGAAAATACAGCACCTGTTCCCTGCGAGTTTTGACTTTGATAACTAACTCTTAGATATTTGTACTTGCCAACAGTGATATTTGAAGCAAATGGTATCACACCAGTATACAGCGTAGAAGTTGACCAAGAACCAAATGGTCTGCCAGCGGCTCTATAGCTTTCAACAGCAATGGTACCTTGTTCAGTAGCATCTAACCATACGTTACCGATAAAATTCTTTACGCTGATTGCAAGACTCACTGTAGCTGTTGGAACAGCTTCATAGAATACTACAGGGATAGAACTTGAATGATAAATTGGCAATCCTTGTAGATCAATCTCAGCAGTAAAATCTTTGTAAGTACGGCTAGGACGGGCTACTGCTACTGCACTAGCTACAAGTTCCATAGTGCCTAGCGCACTGAATCTACTGTCAGTGTACAAGGGAGTTTTTACACCACCGGTTGTATTAATCACTGAGTATTTTAAGTTTTGTGGTACATACAGGCTAGCCAGATCAGTAGCCGGAATCGTAACTGTACCTAATCCTTTATAGGTTGTTTGATTTAACGGAGTAATAGCATAGGTGTTGACTATCTTATTTCCCTCATCTAAGACTGCTAGGCTCAATGTTTGTGCGCCTACAGTTGTAGTTAAGTCTAATCTTTTTTGATCAGCATTTTTAACGTCAAACTGGATAACGTTATCAACACCTTGATAAATTTTTATTGTTCTTTGATACACGTTTGTATACTCCGTTGTGAATCCTGCCAGATCGGCTATAATCGTTACTCTGTTAGGATATAAATAACTTTGAATTTTTTGCATATAACAGGATTAACCTTTAGTATATTTATGGCCAAATTGAGAGATGATGTAACACAAAATCTACCGTTTATATCGGTATTAAACTACGGTAATGAAGAATACGTTGGTATTATAATTAACCAAGATCAATACGTAACTAGTTTCTACGACCTGAATGCTCTAAAGTCCGAACCTGAAAAAACAGTATTTCTCGAAATAGGTGAAACTTGGTGGTGGGAATCAAATCGACAGTTTCCGATCAATATATTCTGTAGAGATCAGATACATCCATTTGCCTATGCTATTAAAACCTTTAATAGCAAGGATGTCCGTGTAATACTTGGGCCAGTAGTGAACTTACTAAATCTCACACTCAAACGTGTCAAACGTAAGAGTGTACAGCTAGTTAGAAATCCTAAGAGTACCCGTAGCTAATACTTTCACAGATTAGGTTCATCTGTACCACGATAGCAACCGCATAGGCAGTAGCGTGGCTTTTCTTAAAAAAGTATTCATCGCCTTCTGGTCTCAGCCAAACTTCGTTCATCACGTCTGACCAGTCTTTCCCAATCAGATATCTCTTGGCGGGGCGAATCATTGCCAATACTGCCGCAAGCTGTTCTATGCTTGTTGCCATCATCTGTCTTAATACTGCTCCGTGTCCATTGACATGGAAAAGTAAATCCGTAAATTCGTCCTGCAATAGTAAATCCCATAAAGGCTCCGTTTCCATCAATTGTTTTAGATGTTGTTTACTATTAACGCCTTGATAGACCTTTACGTTGAGGAAATCGAGCTTAAAATAGCCTCTTTCTTCCGCCGTTTTATAATCAATAGTGCTTATGCCTGTTATTGGATTATGCGGAATAGTTTGGAAATAAACACCAGTATTGTGTTTCTTATTAGAATCTAATCGTGCATCAACATGCTTAAGAACATCTAACGCCTGTGTACGATCAAAGAAGTCGATATCAATATCCATATTATATATTTGATTCTTTAATAATTTGTTTGACTAATTCTACATCAGCTGATTGCTTTTTAAATTTATTCATCCAGAAAGGCAAGTCCATAATAGTACTAACTGCTGTCAACTGCTCGTCATTGAACTTCTTTAACATCTCTCTGCCGTTAATAGAATTAATAACTAACCAAGGACTGATCTTTCCGTCTTTGATATCAAATGTAGCACGACTAAGACTACAATACAAGAAATAATGATTCCAAACTGAGTTGTTAGTGTCTGCCCATTCCATCATGTGTTTAATACTACGCTCTAGCGCAGTCTCAACAGGTTCTCGTTTGATAAGGTCAATTACATACTGATCGTACAAGGCATCTCGACACCAATGGTCTAATTTTACGCCAGATCTAATTACATAATCTATAAATTTATCTGGATATAGTGGATTAACATTGCTGACAAAACTGCCAAACTTTATAAAGGCATTGTAGTAAGGACTACGAGCAAATTCATCGTAGGTCTTATCTTTTTCTGTATTTTGTGTGAGTCTAAAGAATCTATTGTAGGTATCATAACCTAACAACACATGACGTTCAGTCTTTGCCAATGCACGGCGTTTTTGCTCGCAGACGTGTACTGCTAGGGTCTTTTCTCTAGTAAATTTATTTTGACAATATTGGCAAGTGTAAGACTGATCCATAAGACCTATCATTTAAATTTCTTTGCTATCGTTGGTTCATCCATGCCATAATCCCTGGCTAGTGCTTTTAATTCTTTGTCAGTATATAGTTTTGCCATTAGTTCAATTTCGTCATCTTTTCTATCTGGATATATTTCTGACAAAAATCTAATACGCTTATTATTGGTGCTGTCTTTTTTCTTATTGCCGAGCCATTCGTGATAAAATGTTTTCTTGCCGTCATAGCTACACATACATAGCAATAACCACATGAGTTTAGGATGTTTTTGTAGGCTATTCCAGTGTTTGTTAAAATATTCATTAACTGTCAACACAAAGTGCTCTTGGACTTCTTTACTAGCGCCTTTAGCATTAGATATGTATCGATTTAAAATATAAAATTCGTTCTTAAGACTCTTCCTTTGGTCAGCATCCATTGCGTCCCAAAGTTCTCGAACGTTCTGATCCACTGCTTGGATCTTTTCTTTTAATTCAATCTTTTCACTCATCTTTAGGTCTTAGTATAGCATCAAACGCAACTACAGTCCTATGGCCTTCGCCTTTCCATGGATAAACAGTGTGCGGGATGTGACTTGGAAATAAGATAACAGTACCGGCTTCTGGTTTATATTTGCAGGTATCGTTCATAATAAACTTAGTAATGTCTTTGCTTTGCGGTAAACGTAACAGCAGATTGCAATCGCTAGGTTGACTACCATCTTCTAGTGTAGGAACGGAAACATATATGTTACCACTTAGATTACCACCTGGATGCGTATGCATTTCTTGATAATCACCAGGATGCTGACGGATAGTCCAGATACTAGTAATCACAGGCTTAACATATTTCATTTCTTCTGTGCCACTTTGTTGTGATACGATTTCCATGTAGCCTTTACAAATCTGCTCTAGATAAGCAATCAACCAATCAACATTTAAATTAAGTTCATTAGGATATACTTGAATCTGCTGGCCTCCTCTAATACTGATTAAAGGATTACCGCTGTCATTTAATTCAGGGTGTCCATGAAGATCTTCTACTAGATTAAACAGCTGGCTAAAGGTAACTGCCGGAACATCGTCCATGGCAACCACCGTTGGTGCGAAATATGCAACTTTAACAGTCATTCTAATTTGTCCTTACTCAATTTGTATATCATTATAACACGATCCAAGGCCTTTTGTAAAGTAGGATTGGTCCGTGCTTCTCGCCGAATTTCACCCCACATCTTATCATCCATAATATGATCGTGTAGCGGCCGCCCATCTGAAGTTCTAGGGTCATAGTCCCAACCAATTTCTCTACGGGTGCTAGGGTCAGCACCAAATTCTCTAGCATATACTATGCCATTATTTCTTTCGTACACGTAGGTTGCTCCTGGTTTAAGACTACCCATTACAGTATTTTACTTAGATCAATAATTTCGCTTTGGCGACTAATTTCTTTAACAAAATAAACACAATCAGGCTTTTCATCGAAACTAGTTGGGACTGCAAGTAGCTGTCCATTCTTCATTTTAGGAAAATACCATTTGACATCATTATAAAAATTTACAATCTCAATCTTTTTAAATTCAACTCTAAACGAACTTAGTGGATTAAAACATAATGCTTCAAATCCCCGGTCATTTAGGCTAGTTAACGGAAGTATTTCAATATCGCATGCACTAGTACTGTCCCCGACTGCTATACACCAATCAATCGGCATTGTAACTTCTTTATCTCCGATTCTTAAGACCATAGCAGGTGCATTGAATGATTCTAAAAATATCAGCGGCATAAAAAAGAAGTCGGGTTCTTTAGGATCACTATTATCTAGTACCGCAAATCTAGTGCTATCGTCTACCTCGTCGGGTAAATTGTTTAATGAGAACGTTGTGTTATCTAATGTCAGTATCTGCATAATTCCTTATTTTTGCCAATCCGTTTTTTCTATGCTAAATGGATATTTGGCTTCCTTGTAAAATTTCTTTCTTTCTGTAAGATGCCGTTTTGCAAACTTACAGCTACTGGTTATGTCCCAGATTTGTACGAAGTCTTTATCTTCTGCCTTACGGATGCCTCTGCCTATACTTTGAATAACGCGAACAAAACTTTTTCCAGGCTCCACCAGAACAAGGTTGAAAATACGAGGAATGTTAATACCCACAGCAGCCACTCCATACGTAGCAATAATGATTTTATTGTTGCTGGTTTTGATCTCATCATATTCTTCTTTCCTATCCGTGGTCTTAACTTCGCCTGAAATAAAGACACTGTCTTCAATTGATTGTTGTAACATTTTGCCTGATTCTATTCTGCCTACTAACACTAGAGTGTTACCTGATTCTGAAATGCCTTTGATTAGTCTACTAATATATCCTACCCTGTCTTTGTTAGTGACAAGATATTTTAATTCTTCTGCGTATGATTTAAATTCCGGTAAATCAATCATCTGTACCACATTCACGTGGCAATTAGATAGTACGCCTTTTTCCTGTAATTCATGCGCAGATATGCCGCCTACTACTGGACCAATGCTGGCAAAAATAGGTTCGCTTTCATAATCACCCTTTGGCACAGTACCAGTTAGCCCCCAACGTATTGGTGCATTACACAAGTTTTGTGTTAGTAAATTTTTAAGAACATCTGCTTTTGCCATGTGGACTTCGTCAACGATAACTGTTCTCACTCCGTCAAGAAATTCTGCAAGTGTTACTATTTCTTGTTCGTGATTTTTACTTTTCTTATCAAGAATGTTTAAACTTTGCCATGTACAGATAGTGTGCGTTTTATCTAGGTCTTTACGATCTCCATAGTAAACACCCACATCAAGACCGACGTTGATGTAATCTTCTTCTGTTTGTTCAACAAGACTTTTGTTAGGAACGATTACAATACTTCGACCATATTTTTCAGATAAGTGGCTTAGAGTTGCCGTAGTAATAGTCTTACCTGCACCAGTAGCAATTTCTTGTAAGGCTTGTGTGTTAGTAAGAAATTTATTAATTGCGTCTACTTGATAGTCACGCAACATGATAGGCTGACCTTCTTGTTGATGACCTTTAGGCCACACTTTGCCTTGATCTGCCCAGTAGGTTTCTGTCACAGGAGTGAATTCAATTTTCTTAGTGGTACGTAGGTCTTCGACTTCTTCTACTTCAATATGCATGTTGTAGAGTATTTCTAAGCACCGCTCTAGTTGGCTTAGATAACCATTGCCACCGAGCCCAAACATACTGACTTTGCCGTCCCAACGACCTAGTTTATATGCAGGGCGATAACGAGCAGTTGGATCCTCGTACTTAAATTTGTTGGCTAATTTTTTTCGTGCGTCAAGGCTCAAATTCTCAAATTTGATATTAACTTCGTCACGGATTACTAATTTTACCGCCATTTAAATCTCACAGGTTCCATTGGTTTAGTATCAGTATATGATACTATCAAATCACAGTTATTAACAAATACACCGGTTTTATTATATTTTAAAATATTACCTAGACTAATAACACTCATGGGTGTCCAGGCGTTTTTTAGGAAAAATTTTGGTATTTTTCCATTTTGTATTCCGACAATTTTAGTAGTCTTTGTCAGTTCACAATTATATTTCTTTTCAGCAACCAGTTGGTTAAACTGCTTGCCAACTTCGTTATTTTCTAATCTAAAGTAAATTCCAACGCCTTCAGAAATTCCATTTTTTTCCAAAATTTCTGAGATTTTTTGGAGATCTTTTAAACACTGATTTTGATCGTAGCTGTCAAAGATAAACAACAATGGAAATCTTTGAAGACGCTTGATTGCATCAAATGTTTCTTCAAGTTGATAAGTTTTGCTGTCTACCCAACAATATTCGTGATCTCTATTGGCAATAATTTCTGGTAAATTTTCTGGATTTTTTTGGTAAAAATCACTCAGGTACTGATAGCGTAGTCGTCGGTCATTGATAATGTTTTTATCTAATGGTTCGATACTGCCAATTTCATCGCCTACCATCTTTTGGAAATTTTGATTGGCCATAGAGGTGATAACAAATTGTTTTTCGACCTCACTTTTCGACCAAGATTTTATGGTTTCATAGTGGTCTTTGATATCGCTTTCAATTTCAAACTTCTTACCAGATAACCCTTCGACTGCTATGACGATATTTTTTTCAGTAAGGGCAAATCTAAATACACCCGGTGTTAACGACGGTTGCATGTCTGATAACTGTTTCATTACTTGTTGTAAAAATTCCTTAATTTCACCGGCATAAAACACTTCTATTGTAAGATAGCTGTCACCCTGTGAATCTTTGGTAATTTTTAATATTTTCTTCTGCTCGATGCGTCTAAACGGTTTATTCCAACTGGGCATTGCCAATACTTCAGTTATTTCTTCGTGCAGATCTTTTAGTGTATCTTGATGATTAGTCAAAATTTTCAAAAGTAATCGACTTTGATTCTCTGTTATGTAAGACGCACTAGACATGGCTTTACTCAAGCCAATAATCACGCGAATATCTCGACTAGGAAGCATTTTCTTCACTTCGTCGAATTTAACATTTATTATTTTTTTCAGTAGGTCGTCTGCTGTTAACATAAGTCTATTATACACACTTTGTTTTAAAAGTCAAGCCACAAAAATAATGGCCTTAAAATTATTTAAGGCCATTGTGGTAGATTTTGGCGAAATTAGTTTTTAGATTGTTGCATCTTCCATACCTGCTACACGTAGTTTTGTAATGTTAGTAATTTGCCATTGTTTTTGATCCAATGCTTTTGTAATGCCTAACCACTTGTTACGCAGTAAGGCAAATTCGTTGATAATTTTTTCCATATCAACAACATCTGCCTCACCTTCAACAAAACGTTCACAGTCGCGACTGCTAAGTTGACGTTGATAGTTTTCAAGATACTTACGGAAGAATCCACTTTTTAGTCGACGTAATTCGATGTTTAAATATTCTAAGATAGCTTCGATTTCTTGCAACTGGTTAAACCTGTGTTCTACTACCCCAGGCATACTAGCCGATTGTTTTTCCAAATTACCCCTGAGTTTTACTTCCTCTCGGGCTTCTATTAGCTCGTCCTCAAAGAAAATAACAGCATCAGGGATAAATGAAATATCTTTCGATATCTTAGAGTACCAACTCATTAAAAGTCCAATTCGTCGTAGTCTTCGTCTTCGTCTTCTTCAGACTCTTCGTCGAGATAAAAATTAATTGCTTGATCCAAAATCGGATCAACTCCGCTTACACTTTGTAAGACCTTGTCGCTAACACCAAAGTCAGCTAATAGATCAACGTATCGCTCTGCGGCGCCTTCTACCTGCTTCTTGTCAATAAAATCAGTAAACAATACCCAGATATCACCGATTTGTGTTTCATTCAACATGTTCTTCTATCTCCGTAGGAATGGTTGTTGTTAAAGGTTTGATATCGAATTTCTTCATTATCATATCTAATTTATCATCTTTCCATTCTTTTCGGTAGAATTTGAACTCTTCACCTGTCTCTGGATCAACCCACTTGAGTCTGTTACCTTCTTGTTTTAACAAGCCATGTTTCTCAAACAAGTCAACGCATCCTGAGTAAGGATTCATACCTGTTTCGTATGGAATTTCGATTTGTAATGTTTCAAAAGGTTTAGCATAGCGTGTCTTCATGATCTTACATGCGGCACGGATACCATGTACTTCGCTAGTCTTAACACCGTCTGCATCAGTCTTAAGTTTTAGTTTTTTCATAGCAACAACAATGCTTGATGCATAAACGAAACCTTGACCGCCTGAAATTTTGTCATCTGGATCAAACATGTCTTGGCTTGCGTATGTGTGATTTGTACAAACCATACCTACATTTAAGTTACCAAACATATTGACACAGTTACGAACTAGTGCTGTCAATGCTTTAGGTTTACGGCCCATGTCTCCCTTCAAATCACCAGCTTCAAACTGATTAATGTCGGTAGGGGTAAGCAACATACCCAATGAGTCTATGACAAATAAGACTTTAGGACGATCTTCCATTTCCTTATACTCTTTGGTAAATTCGTGAATGGTCTTGGCCACATCATCGATCATTGCCATGTTGAGTTTAAGAAGTTTATCTTCGCTAGTATCCACGCCAAGTGCGTGTAACCATGCTTCATCAAGTGCGTTTTCACTATCAATCAAGATAACATAAATGCCTTGTGCTTGTGCGTTACGAACTAGGTTACCTGAACAGATAAAACTCTTACCTGCACCAGATTCGCCAGCAAACACAGTAACTTTACCAAGCGGAACACCTTTGTTAAAGTCACCTGAGATTAGATAGTTTAGGGCAAAATTGCCTGTACTAATCCAATCAGTTGGGTCATTGAACCCAACACCTAGACCATCGATACTCTTGGTCAAGGTCTTTCTAAATTTTGATAAATCGAAGGCTTTTGTAGCCATAAGTTAATTCTCCTAAATATGAAGTAAAGGGCCGAAGCCCTTTACATTACGCCTTTTGACGATTGCGAATCATTGACAGAATGTCTTGCGCACGGCTGTCGCCTGCGGCAGGAGCTTCTGCTGTAGTAGCCTTAGGAGCAGGTGCTGCCTTTGCTACTGGTGCTGGTTCGTCGTCTGCGTCATCTACCGGTGCAGATGCTTTAGAAGATGCTTTGTTTGGATCACCAGTGTTCTGGCTCATGCCAGCTGGTTTGAAGTATTGACCCCAACGTTCCATGTCATATGCTTCGCCATCTACTGATGCTTCAAACATTTCCTTCATAACCTTCAACTCAACTTCAGTTGGCTTCTTAGGTAAGAAGTCTGATAAGTTAAACAAGCCATGTTGTTTGATAGCCGCATTTTCTTCATCATTCAATGGACGCTCACGACGGCTCCATGTTGATGTTGAATAGTCAGCATAGCCACCTTTGCTTGACTTCTTCATACGATAGTCTAAACCATGTACAAAGTCAGTTGGCAAATCTTCCAATTCTGGATCGACAAGTGCCGCACGAATTGATGTAAAGATTTGAGGGCCGATAATGAAACGGCGGATTGGATTTTCAGGTTTGTCACCTGCGGCTTCACCTAGGCCGTCTTCAACAACGAATCCTTGGAAAATGTAACTACGCTTCTTCCAATATTTACGACCCATATCTTCCAATGCTGGATCCTTAAACCAAGGACGTACTTCGCTCAAGATTGGGCAAGTGTCGCCATACATTTCCATGCATGGAACTTGTACTGTTACTTGTTTGGAGTCTGTTTCACCTTTAATGCCTGAGAAAGGCAATTTAATCATTGCTCTCTCAGCCCAGAAAAAAGTGTTGTTTTCGTTGCCGTCTGGTAGGAAACGTAATACTGCTTCACCACCTTCTTTTAGATTCCAGAATGGATAAATTGAATTATCACCACCTGAACGATTGTTGTCTGAACCTTTCGATTCTGCCGCTTTTAATTTTGCGCGGATTTCTGCCAAAGTTGCCATAATAGTTCTCCTGTATTAGCCTTTGTTTGCTTTATGTGCCTATTATTGTTTTACCACCTTTGATAAAACAAAAAGTGCATACATGTTATTGTACGCACTTTATTTATGTTTGCAAGACAAATTCTTGCCTAAATTGTGAAATCAGCGTTTGTGGTTAGCCAAACTTACAATACGAGCGATAGTTGGTTCGTTTGTCAACATAGGCAATTGATTGTCCACGCTTTCTGCACCAAAACCACTATTAGGTGCAAAACTCATTGGGTTGTCCATTGTACCGCCTATCGGTGTTTCCTGTCCTAGCCAGTCAGTCCTGCCTGTAGAAGTTGGTTTTTTAACCGGAGGCTTGATTGGTGGACGTGGTTTAACTGGAGGTTTTGGATTTGTATTAACTGGATCAGGTTTAGTATTTGGCATTTGATTGTTTACAATTTGCTGCCATTGTTTCAATAAATTCATTATTTCAGGATCTTCACTGGTGGCATAAGATTGAAACAATTTGTTGCCTTCTTCCATTTCTGCTGGCGACAGTTTTGGTCCATACATGGTGCCAGCAGATTGTAGTGTAGGTTTGTTTGGGTCAACCGGTGTATTGCCAAATTGCTTTATGGCCGCTTGTGTTAACGGGCCCATAATACCGTCGGCTTTGATCTTGGCGCCTTTGGCAATTAATTCTTGTTGTTGTTTTTGCACAGCTGGATCAAACGCGGCTTCCGCCAAAGATTCAACTATTCTTTGCTTGAGTGATAAATGTTTTTTACTTTCTTGCACAACAGATTCAGCTTGAATACCTTGAGCCTTGTTGATCAACTCTCTAAATCTAGTTAGCCCCGGATTGTCATCTTGTCCTGTAGGAGCTGTAGGTTTAGTAGGTGCTGT